GCAGAAAAGGAAGATACAAAGATGGAAAAAGGATATTCTTTTTACCGATTAATCATTGATAACTTAAAGCAATTTAAGCCAAATAATAGGGTTTTACGTTCAAATCCATCGGTAGTAATGCGTGGTAATTGGATAAATACGGTACTAGAAAAAGAAATAGGTGGAGTTAAAATGATATTTGATGAAAGTTGCAAGAAGGCAATTAATGACTTTGTAATGACGAAAGAAGATGCGGACGGCACTAAGCACAAAGAACAAGAAACCGACCCAAAAACAAAGGTGCGATCACAAAAGTACGGCCACTTTTCCGATTTAACAGATTATATAATGGTTACAGCCTTCGCCAACGAGTTCGCAAAGTATCAAGCTGGTGATGTGGTGAGCAATATTTCATACGGTAAAAATAGTTTATCGAAAAATAGATATTAATTATTAATTTTGCAACATGGCATACCTAATACATAACGACTACATTAAGCAGATACAAGAAGTTCAACTGCAACAATTAGCTACCAATGATGAACGTGTGTTAATGGCCACACAGCTATCAGCACAGGCCGAAGCGATTAGTTACCTCCGTCAAAAGTACGATGTTAGCAAAGAATTTTCAGATACGACTAAATGGAATGGTGCGAATACCTACAATGCCAACGACCGTGTTTATATCGATGCCGATGCTTATGCAACATCTACTACATACGCTGTTGACGATTATGTTGTTAACGGAGGTAATGTTTATAAGTGCAACGCAATAACAACGGGTGTTTTTGATGCTAGTAAATGGGATTTAATAGGCGCTCAATATGAGTTGTTCTACGCTAAATATCCAGTGCCGTTATTCAATGTTTACAATACATACCTAGTTGATGACGAGGTTATTTGGCAAAACAAAAAGTATAAGTGTAAGATTCAAACGCAATCGATTAGCCACGATACGGCTATCCAATACCATTTGTATAGTAATTTACCATTACAAAACGTTTTTCCTAATGACAGCGTATCCGGTGATAGATATTGGACTTTTGTTTCCGATTACACCGTTCCCGCTAATACCGATATTTTAGATACCGATTTTTGGACAAATGGCGATAACCGTGACCAGCAAATGTTGCTTTATTTTATAGATATTGCACTTTATCATTTACACAGTCGTATTTCACCTAGAAATATTCCACAACTAAGAATAGACCGTTACCATAGTGCTATTGATTGGTTAAAAATGTGCGGTAAGGGTGAAGTAACGCCTAATTTACCATTGATACAGCCTAAGAGTGGTGCAAGGATTCGATTTGGCGGGGCAATTAAAAATATAAACAGCTACTAAATGGCAAACCGATTTATAAACCTATTTCAGAACGCATTTGCACCAACGGTAAGAGATTTACCTGCTAAGAACTCGGAGCGTGATTTGCGCAACTATATATCGCCTGTACAGCTACAACGTTTAAGACATGATGTGGCCATGTGGCGTGAGTGCATACAGGAAGCTGAATTAGCGTATTTCCCGCACCGTGTTAAGATGCAACGAATGTACCTAGACACCGTATTTAACGGCCACACTTATGCTTGTATCAAAAGAAGAAAGCAGTTAACGCTACTTAGGGAATGGGAGTTTATCAATAAAGAAGGCGAGGAGAGTGAAAAAAATGAAGAGATATTAAACAAAAAATGGTTTTCTGAATTATTAGACTACATTTTGGATGCCCGTTTCTTTGGCTATTCATTGATTGCACTTGGCGATATTACAGACGGGAATTTCAATGATTTATCTATTGTTAAACGTGCTAACATATCGCCCGACCGATTAACCGTTAATCACCTCGTTTATGCGCTAAGTGGTGCTGATTTCTTGGAAGAGCCGTACAAAGACTGGCACGTTTGGGTTCCTACAACCTCCGACAATGGTATATCTAAGTGCGGTTATGGGTTACTATACCAAGTGGCACTATACGAAATCATTTGCCGTAATTTACTAGGCGCTAATGCCGATGCTGCGGAGTTATACGGTATGCCCGTTCGTGTTGGAACTACCACCAAGACCGATGAATTAGAACGTGCGGAGTATGCAAGCGCATTGGCCAACATGGCAAGTAGTGGATGGATTTTGAAGGATGCAATGGATGAACTTGAGTTGCTAGAATCAAAAGGCAACGGACAAGGGTTTAAAATCTATGCCGATTTAGAGCAACGATGCGAAAAGAAAATTAGTAAAATTATTTTAGGCCATGCCGATGCGTTGGATAGCATATCGGGTAAACTTGGAGGCGGTCAAGGTGAGGATTCGCCAACATCACAAGCGTTAAGAGATGTGCAAACGGAAGACGGTGCATTTGTTGAAGACCTTATCAACAATGTTGTTATTCCTAAGTTGATAAATTTAGGGTTAAAAATAGATGCTAATTATAAATTCTGTTTTACTAACAATGAAGAAAAGGGAAGGGAGGAAAAGGAGCGTATTACTACTAACAAAGCCATTGCCGATATTGCATTAACAATGAAAAACGCAGGATTAGAAATGGATGCGAAATACTTTGAAGAACAAACGGGTATTCCTGCAACTAAGTCAATGGCGATAGAAACAAAACCATTCACTGACAGCATAAAAAACAAGTTGGCTAAAATTTATAAATGATAAGCGTAAAGTATCTAGTAAGCAGGTGTTACAGCGACCAAGATTATAGCAAATTAATCGCTGACAGTTGCCACCGATACATACTAGGCGAAATAACCGACAAAGAACTAGCGATAATACAATTAGCGATACAGAAACAAATACAAAGCCAATGACAAACGAAGTACTATGTGAAATGCTACACAAAAAAAACGCTTTAATGTATTTTTTGGATGGCGTGAATAGGGGCATCACATTTAGGAATGATGGCAGTAAAAAAAAGAATTTACGGTATCTTCAAAAGCATTTAGAACAAGTTAAAACGATAACAGAAGAGCAGTGGAATACAGCGACAAGCAAATAGAGCGTTTAATAGATGGAATATATGCTGGCGATATTACAGTTGAGAATATGCCAGATAGTCTATACTATGCCATTGCTGACTACTTAAAAAAGTCACTTTACGAAGGCTTCGGAGGTTCTTTAGTTGACTTTAGTGGTAAACCATTGGAACTATTAACCGAACTTAGGGAAAATATTTATCTATTCAGTGGCGCTAAAACCTATCAAACGGTTAAGGCAATGGAGTCCATGCTCACAGAAGATGGAGAAAAGCGAAGTTTCAAAGACTTTAAAGAGTTTGCTCGGAATGAATACGATTTATTTAATGTTACATGGGCAAAAACAGAGTACGATACGGCAGTAGGACAAGGGCAAAACGCTTATTTGTGGAGTAAAATAGAAGGCGATAAAGATGTATTGCCATTGCTTCAATATACTGCGGTTATGGATGCCAACACCTCCGATATTTGCGCTCCGCTAGATGGCATTATCAAGCCTGTTGACGATCCGTTTTGGGATGTGTTTATGCCATTAAACCATTATAACTGCCGATGTTCTGTTCTACAATTAAGCGAAGGTGAAATAAGCAAGGATATAATAGCCGAAACGAAGCAAGTGGCCGAAAATATGAATGATTCATTTAAAAACAACGTTGGTAAGGATGGCATGGTATTTCCAAAAGACCATCCATATTTTGATGTTGCACCCGAAGATAAAAAACTAGCAAAAGAAAATTTTGGTTTCGATATACCTGAAAAAGATTAAATTTGTAGCATGGCAGATAGTTTCAATTTTCAACGAGTAATAGCAAACTTGGATAAGGTTAAAAATACCTTACCGAAAGTATTGGCTAATGAAACAAAGAACTATTTTGTAGGTGAGTTTAATAATCAGCAATGGAATGGGGAAAAGTGGAAACCTAGTAAGCGCCAAGAAAACCCTAAAAAAACAAGAGATACTGCCGCAACATTAGTACAATCGGGAACGCTTCGCAGGGCAGTTATAAACAGCTTACAAAGTGCAACATTTGAAAAGATTTATTTCGAGGTTAAAGATGTTGATTATGCAAAGGTGCATAACGATGGGTTAAGAGCAGGGCGAGGGGCAGGTTTTCAGATGCCTAAACGTCAATTCATGGGGCAGACTAGAAAGTTGGGAGATATTCAAAGGGCGGTAATTGATAAAACAATCGATAAGATATGGCAAGGTTAAAAGGCGTTTTTCAAGAGGTTTTGGCATACATATCCGAGAATACATCGATTGAATATACTCGTGTATGGAATGACCAGTTAAACCTAATGGAAAGGGGAGAAATATACTCGTTTCCTAATCTTGCTTGTTTCTTAGAAATTGACTTGCAAAAAAGTTCGTTAAGTAGCGGTATTGTAGGAGGTGACATCGTTATGCGTTTCCATTTGGTGCATACCGAACTCGATGCAGGGGATGGCACAATGGAGCAGAATTTAACCGTGTTTGGTTATCGAGATGAATTGATAGACAAATTAATGTATCATGAGTTTTTAGGGTGTTCTGGTTTACAGTTAGTAGGGGAACGCCCCGACTATACACATTCAAATGTTTATCACTACATACTAGAGTTTAACTGTTCTTACATTGACGATGCTGGGGATGTAACGAAGACTCAAATATTAAAAGACCCACCAACAGACTTACAAGTTAACGCAACAATAGTAACAACGATATGAGCAGAACAATAGAACAAATACAGGCTGACATAATCACCAACATAACCAACACTCCTGAACTAAGCTATGTTGACGAAAATAACATTACCCGGAACATTACATATAATACGTCAAAACGGAGTAAATGGCGTCTATGGACATATGTTGTATCGGTTGCCATCGCTATACATGAGCAGATAATTGACTTATATATCGCTACTATTGAAAAGTTACTAGCAATGACATCGGCAGCCTCTCCATTATGGGTGCAAGACAAAATGTTTAAGTTTCAGTATAGCGTAACCGACCCGCAAGTGATTCAGTTAATTGATACCGTTCCGCAATATCCAGTAGTTGACCCGACTAAACGAATTATAACGGGGTGCAGTGTAACAACTGCCATTGATAGCACGGTGAATATAAAGGTAGCAAAGGGCAACCCGTATGTTAGCTTAGATGCCTTAGAATTAGCCGCGGCACAAAGTATGATTACAACAATCGGTATTGCTGGCGTTGACTATGTAGTGACGAGTGGAAATGCTGATAGACTTTACATAAGTGCGGATGTGTACTATAAAGGCCAATACAGCGCCATTATAGCACAGACTACAAAAGACACATTGGATGCGTACTTTCAAACATTATCGCAAATCAACTTTAACGGTAGTTTAAAAATGACCGATTTGGAAAACACTATCCGAAGTATAACGGGTGTTAACGATGTGGTGTTGATTAATGTTGTAGGGCGGCCAGACTCACCAACGCCAGCCAACCCACTTACTAACCCGTATGGAGTTTATTACATTCAGAATAAAACAACTATGAATAGGCTATTTAACCCATCGGCAGGGTATATTATCGGTGAAGATGTTGCAGGTTATACATTTTTGGATTCAATTAATTTTATAGCGCAATAATGGGCATATTCAATATTGACTTTGAGAATTTAAAAGAAAATGTACTACCTCCTAATTATCGGACTGTAGTGCATAGTAAATGGCTACAAGCATTCATGGATGTGATGCAGTATTTACGCAATAAAATACTAGGCGATTATCGGACGGGGTCGTATTACTCAACATGGAGCGCAGGTACATATAATATTCACGACCGTGTAATGTTTGAGCAGGTTGTATATGAAAGTTTAGAGGATGGTAACACAGACCAACCGCCATCAAGTAAGTGGGCAGTTTGGCTACCTTCATTTATAGGGGCAGATGAAAGGAAATATTTTAACG